CGCAGCTGGTCGAGATGGCGATCGCCGACATCGCGCATGCCCGGCTGTACCGCCGCGAGCTGCCGAAGAACGTCGAGGATGCCCAGAAGATCGCGATGCGCAATCTCGAGGCGATCGGCAGCGGGAAGATCAAGCTAGGCATACCGCTGGCCCCTTCGACCAGCTCCGACCCGGTGCTGATCGCGCCAGGTCGCCCGGTCTATGGCGATCGTCTCAAGGGCTATGTCCGGTGAGCGCCGCGACCATAAACCTGTTCGACCAGCTCACGCCCGCGCTGCAGCGCGCGATCGAGGCTGTCGGGGATCTCAGCAAGCCGATGGAGGAGATCTCGGTCAATTGGTATAACGCCACGCGCGATCGCTTTGAACAGCAGATAGACCCGCAGGGCGTGCCCTGGAAGCCGCGCCGCGATGGCACCACAAATGCGCTGCTATTCGACTCCGGCATTCTTCGTGACAGTATAAGGCCGGAGCACGGCGAAAACTTTGCGCAGGTCGGCGTCGATAGGTCTGCTGGTCCAAAGGATTATGCGGCTATTCACAACTTCGGCGGCGTTGTTCGGCCGAAGGAGAAGAAGGCACTGCGGACCCCATTTGGTGCGTTTGCTCAGATCGTGATCCCCAAGCGCCAATATATTGGCGCTTCCGACGCTGACCAGGCCAATGCCGTCGCTATCCTCACCGACCATCTGAAGGCCGCTTTCAACGCTGATGCAGGTGGCGAGCAATGATCGCGCTTCAGCCCATTGTCGACCGGCTCAAGCCGCTGCGCAATCTCGCCAAGCATGTCGACGGCGCGATCGAGTTCGCCTCGCTGCGCAGCGCGCCGACGGTGCTGCCAGCCTGGTACGTCATCCCGACCCGCGAGACAGCGAGTCAGAATGAGCGGACCAGCACGATCCACCAGCGGGTTGACGTGCGCTTCCAGGTCGTCGTCGTCCTTTCTGCCCAGGCACGCAACCAGGGCAAGGTCCGCGAGGATCTGAAAACCCATGTCGATGCGATCACCGGCGCGCTGCTGGGCTGGAAGCATCCCGAGGCCAATGGCGAGTGCCATTACGACGGCGGCGCGCTGCTGATTTCCGACGGCCAGGTCATCGCCTGGGCTGTCCAGTTCCGAACATCCCGCACCGAAAGGAAGATCTGATGAAAGGCCCCAGAAAGCCTGCCGATGAAGCCACTGCCATTCCCGCCGCCACCGCGAAGCCCGCGCCGCAGACGACAGCCGCAGGAGAAGGAGGCGAGAAAGCCGCGAATGAAGGGGATGCCGCGACGGCCCCGGTAAGCGGGCTTACCCCCACATCCGACCCGGTTCGCAATGCATATGGCCTGGAACTGGACCGGTTCGGTCTGCCTGTCAACGGCCCGGCGCGCGCAGCGGTGCTGTCGATGATGGACACGCCCGATCCGGCACTGGAGCCGGGCGATTGGGATTTTCGCGACGGCGAGCGTGCCGCCGAGGTGATGGAGAAGATTTATGGTTGATGTCCGCCGCGTCATCGCAGCCAAGGCCGAAGCCACTTACGGCACGGACAGCATCCCGACGCTGGCCGACGATGCCATCGTTACGCGTAACTATTCGATCGTACCGCTGGAAGTCGACCAGCTGCAGCGCAACCTCGACAACCGGGCCTATGGCGCGACCAAGGGCAAGCCCACCAACAAGCGCATGCGTTCGTCCTATGAGGTCGAGCTCGCAGGAAGCGGCACTGCAGGCACCGCGCCGCCCTGGATGAAGCTGCTTGCAGCCTGTGGCATGGCCGCGCCGACGCTTGTCGCCACCACGTCCGCCACCCAGAAGTTCGCCGCCGCTGGTGCGGTGCCTGGCTCGCTCAGCGAATATAGCTGGGTCGATAACCAGCAGCGCAAGATGATCGGGGCGCGCGGGACCTATTCGCTCGATTTTACGGCGGGTCAGTTGCCGTTCGCCAACCTGCAGTTCACGGGTCTGGTGCCTGTTGCCAGTCCGCGCGTTGTCGCCGCACCGACCGGCGCGGACTTCACCGACTGGCAGGAGCCGCTCGAGGTCAACAACGCCAACACGATCTTGATGCTGGACGGCTTTGCTGCCGTCACGCGATCGCTCACGATTGATGCCGGCGTTTCGGTGAACCTGCGCAACCTGATCGGTGGGCGCTATGTGCGCCGTGGCAACCACAGCACTACCGGCAGGCTGATGATCGAAGCGCCTTCCTCGGCGACAAAGGATTATCTTGCGTCTCTCGATGATGGGGCGCTGATCCCGATCACGCTGACCCATGGCACCGTCGCCGGCAACATCCTCGAGATCAGCGCCACCAAGGTTCAGGTCACCAATATCACCGAGTCCGCCGAGGACGACATCCTGATGTTCAACATGGATCTGCTGTTCACCACGGACGGCGGAGCCGACGATCTGGTCATCACCGCGAAATAACCCCGCAGCCGAAGACTCGCCCAGCGGGTCGCACGGGGGTGAGCGGTTCGCCGCTCACCCCCACACCATCAAGAAACAGGAGATACATGATGTTCAAGCTAGTGAAGGAACGCCTGGTCTGGTGGCCGGTCACGGTCGCCATCCCTGCCGATGACGGAGATGTCGATGAGCAGACCTTCAGCCTGAAGTTCCGCGTTCGCGATGTCGATGGCAACCGGGAGCTGCTGGCCAGCGCTCCAGCAATGACGGCGAGCGATGCTGGCGAAAAGCCACTTTCGGAATCCTACGCAGAATTCGTCGGGCAGCTCGCCACCGATTGGAAGGATGTCGAGGACGAACATGCGCCTCTAGCCTTCAACCACAGCAACCTGGTCGATGTCATGAAGGTGCCCGGCGCATTCATGGCGGTGCTGGAAGCCTATCGCAGCTGCTCGCTGGGCGAGAAGGCGACGCGCGCGGGAAACTGAAAGCGCTGGCGGCGCGCTGGGCGGGCGGTCGCGGCGGCGCTGTCATGGCCGACGATGCGGCGACCGCCAGTGCCAAGCTGCCCGCCTGGATGAGGCGCAAGGAAGAGACGGATGAAATCCAGCTGCTGCCCGACGAAGCTGACACAGCGCAGCTCTTCCTCGCGCTCGGCACGCAATGGCGGCGGCATGCGATGACCGGCGTGTGCCTGGGCCTTGATTATGGCGTGATCCCGCCGACCGCGCAGATGCTGGGCATCGCGCTCAACCCTGCGCGGTTCCTGGACCTGCGCATGATGGAGCAGGCCGCGCTCGACCAGATTGCTAGAAAGGCCGCACGATGACCCTCGTCGTTCGCGCCAGGATCGAGGTCGACAAGGGCAGCGCCCAGGCGGACCTGCGCCAGGCGTCCGAAGCGGTCAAACAGGTTGGCGATGCCAACCGGGAAGCGGCTACCGGCGCAGCGGCGCTCACTGCCGCTACCAACACAATGTCCGCTGCGCAACGGGACGCGGCAGAGGCTGCGCGCACCGAAGCTGCAGCCCAGAGCCAGGTTATCGAAAGCCGGCGCGCCCTGCAGCAGTCGCTGGCAGGCTTGGTTCAACAATATGACCCGCTGACCACGGCCCAAAACCGAGCCCAGGCAGCACTGGCCGAGCTAAATGCGCTCGAGCGCCAAGGCATGGTCGGTCGCGAGGAAGCCCTTGTTCTCGCGCGCAACATCGGCGCTGAGTACGATCGCACTGCCGAAGCCATCCAGCGCGCTGGCCTAGCTACGCGCCAGAATGCCGAGCTGACAGAGGACGACACTCAAGCGAAGGTCGCCAACGCCGCTGCCGTAGGGCGGCAACGCGCGGCGTATCAGCAGCTGGGCTTTCAGGTACAGGATGTCTTCCAGCAGTTTGCGCTGGGCATCAATCCGCTGGTGATCCTGGCCCAGCAGAGCGGCCAGGTGACAAGCGCGTTCGCGCTGATGGGCGACACTCAGCAGGGCACGCAAAGCAAATTCACGCGGTTCATGACGTTCCTGTCCGGACCTTGGGGAGCGGCTATCCTAGGTGCCGTCACCATCGGTGGTTTGCTGGCCCAGACGCTTTGGGATAATGAGGATGCTGCCACCGGCGCGACCCAGGCGAATGACGCGTACGCTTCGGCGCAGTCACAGCTCGCCAAGGTGATGAACCTCACCACAGGCGAGATGACGTCGCAAAACGTCGTGCTTCGAGAGCAGATCCGGCTCCTCGCTCGCAAGCAGATCTTAGAAGGAAGAAAAGCGGAGCGCGAGGCGGATGAGGCTCTCGGGGAAGTTGGCCGTCCGGGGCTTTTCACGCTGTTCGGTGCGAATGACCGAGATCGGGCGGCGTTCGAGGCAGCCACACGCCCTGTCCGGCAGCTGGTCGAGGATCTTCGCAAGGGCAAGATCGAGGTCGAAGATTTCCGGAAGTCGATCGAGCGCCTCGAGAAGCAGGGCAGGCTCACCGATCAGGAGGCGGTCGATGTCGAAGAGCAAGGCCTGAACCTTGCTATCGCAAAAGGCGACCAACTCGTCGGCCAGCAGATGCTGGATGCGCTGGACGGCAAAGGCCTTGCAGCCGGTCTGCGCCGCGACCCGCCGAAGGGACGGACGCCCCGGAAGGACACATCCGGCGACAGGGCTGCTCGCGAAGCGCAGCGCCTGCTCGATTTTACGGATGCAGCCGAGGAGCGTGTTCAGCGGATCAACGAGCAGTTCAACGAGCAGCCACGCCTGCTCGACCAGGCTGCGAAGGCGAGCCGCGAGCTGGATGATATCCAGAAGGATGTCGAAAAGCGGCTGAAGGACCAGCCCGAAAAGGTCAAGGAACTGACCGCCGCGATCAAGGATGCGCGCGGTGCAGTCGAAGATGCATTGTTGCGCCCGTTCCGCGAAATGGAAGAGGCCGGCGATCGGCAGCTCGAGCAGATGATGCTCGTCCTGCAGGGACGCGAGGCCGAGGCCGAGGCTCTGCAGCGGATCCAGCAGTTCGAAGAGCGCAATGGCGCGATGACGGTCGAACAGCGCGAAGCCATCTTCGCCCAAGTCGAGGCCGAGCGCGAGATCAACATCCTGATCGAGGAACGCAACCGCAAGCTCTCGATCTACCTGACGACGATCGATGATGCGCGTGGCGCGCTCGAGGATCTGCTGTCCGGTGGCAATGTCGGCGACTTTCTCGACAACCTGCAGACCAGCTTTCGCCGCTTGCAGAGCCGCATCATCACCGAACAGATTTTCGGGCCTATCGAGCGCGAGATGCAGGATTTCCTGAACGGGCGCGTGGAACTGCGGACGCAGAGCGAGCGCTTGGCGCAGGATCTCGAGAAGCCGGGTGTTGCCAGCATTCGCCTGGCCAATGTGATGGACGATGCCGCCGACAAGATCGCGCAGGCCGCGTATCGCATTGCCAACCCCGGCCTGGTCGTCGCCGGAGCCAGCGATGCCCCCGAGGGGAAGCTCGCCGACGATGGAACCATCGTTGTGCAGGCCGAAAGCCGGAATCCGATCACTGATCCGACGGCTCAGGAGTATTTCGACAAGCTGA